TAATTGGTGGCACAAACCGGGGTAAATAATCGTCAAGTGCTAAAGGGTGGTCCGAAGACCGATTTATAGCACTTAAAGATATATCCCGGTCTGGGCCGGCGGACTTGTGGTCCGCCCCATCCCGCACGTGGGTATGGTATTATGTTTGTTTAGGCAGGTATTCTCTGCGTCAGGTTATCGCTCCTGATTACGAAAGTCGCTAGACTTCACATGCATGGACCAAAAAAGTCCTTCACCCCGAAAGGCAGCTAGGTTGTTCTCGCAGGTAGTCCTCCTGCGCCGCGCTTAAAGCGCAGATCGTCCTACGACGGCACAATGAGCGCAGAGCTCAAGTAACGCATAGTAGGACAATTCATGAAAAAGTGAAGCGTGTAATCGGCTCCGACACCGAAGTATCGTTCCACAGTCACTGATTCAATGGAGTTGCCGACAGAATCGTACGGCAACTCAATGCTGAGTGTATCATACACCGAACCATCATACTTGGCAGAAGAAACTCCGCCTGGACTGGACATGCACCCCGGATCTGTTGTCAAAAACTTAAATGGAGTGTAACTGGGTGCCGTCACAGCGTGGCCATTGGTGGTGGCGGTGTGGGTGAGTGAACTTCCAGCAGTTGTCGATCGTGCGTTTCTCCACAAATTGCACTCTACAACGTTGATACTGGCATTCCCCCCAGACACATACCCGTTGGTATACCCACCGAAAGTCGAAGTGTTCCGCGTCACCCGCGAAACGATACCCAAACTCCCCTTCGTGGGGTTGAACACCCAATTTGCCGAACCTCTCTGAGCAAGAAAGCAGTTAGCTATCAAATGCCATGGTAAAACGTTTGTGAAATTGAAGGCAAAATTGGATGCAGGGACAGTGATACCCTTCGCCTGTTGCCATCCGTTTGGATCGTACCCGTAGTATGCAGGAAACCGAGTTTGATCAATCCGATAAACTCCCACAGAATTGGTCGGCGGGCCGGGGATTTGAACGATATCCAGCAGATTGTGACGCCGCATCAAAACCCGCAAAGAGTGAACACTCTCACCGAAATTGACAAGGGCACGATGTGTCGCAGCCTCACTCGATGTGCCCATCACGTCAGGTGCGGCTTTACCAAGTTCACTGTATTCCTCTGATTGCAACGCGAAAGGCGACAGGTCGGAACTACTAGAACTGGGATTGGCGAATTCCAGATTATCGGCACCGCGCACAAACACCTGGACTCCCACCGACGCTGATGTGGTGGGGCCGGTGAGAGCGGTAAGTACCTTCATGGAAATGATACCATTGTGAAAGGTGTCCAACACCGTCAACGCTGGGGTCGTACTAGTAGTCCATAGGGTAGTCTGATTGTCTGTCAGCGTGTAGCACCACGGAAGCGCTTGCTGATATGGAATCCTGAATTCTACGTCAGTCTCTGCCCCTAGGTCCACAATCTTGTTCAACACAAAAGGACCAGTGTCCCCAGTGGTCTGAATGGCCGCCGCCTGTGGATCGTAACTGATGCGAACTCGACCCTTGTGGAAAGGAGTAGCTATGAACTTAAATCGAAAGATCATGTCACCACGCCAATTCCTGAAAAGGTTGGAAACGAGAGCGGGGGGCGTGAAATCAATCACATTCGAAGTGTAGTACGTCAACTGTGGATGCACGACGCTAGTGAAGAGTGGGGTATCCACCGCGGTTGCATTGGTCCAATTAACTCCCGCCAAGTACGATTCCCTGGTCACAAAGTTCGCAATGGCAAGCTCATCGTCACCAGCTAACCCCGCAATCTTTGGATCAATGGACAATTCATTCTTAGCATCGAGTGCCAGCTTGTCATGCGGGAACCCGATTTCTGAGGACGAAATAGATGGAAACGGAGAATTGCGCACAGGACGCGTATCTTCAATCACCGGTACATTGGTGTATCCAAACAATTTTGCTATGTTGGACACAGCACTGGCTCCTAGCTCCGTCGCCTTCGCAAATCGACCAATCACGGGAACATCAGAAAGGCGCTTGGCGACTGCAGCAACAGCTGATGCAGGTGCAGAGACCACCCCGACCCCATACTCATCGGCCTGCAAAACAGCGCCGACAGTTGGTCCAGCAAGGACGACATCCTCCATCCACGCGTACACCTGCACCGTAACACTGGAAGTGGCACCATTGGCGCTCAACAGAGGGTTGTAAACAACCATGTCAAGGACACCCATGTTACTCGCTTCAGCATTGACCGCGGTCCGAATAAACGATTTGGGCCAAATGAAGGGGCAGGTGAACTCTGCACCCTCACTGTGTGCAGGAGTAATCCAAACTCCCGGCATCTGTGAGTACGGCACAAGTGCTGAAGGAAATGTTGAGAACACTGAAACTGGTTTGAATGCGTGTAAGGGTCTGTACACCATGCGCAACGAACCGTACAAAAACGGCGAAGCATTGGTGATGATTTTTAGTTTCAAGTTCCCACGGATGAAGGCGTAATTGCTCAATTTGTTCTTGATGGCTGAATTGTTGAGAAAATCGGCCCAAATCGCAATGTTTGTGTACTTGAATCCAACAGCATCAGAAGGAGACCATATGTCCGAACGCACACGAACAGGCCGGGCCAAAAATGTCTTCAAATCCGCGGCAGTCTGCGCATCGGCCAACTCGTAGTCCAGGGGTGACACAGATGATCCAATCATCGCTCCGACATTCGCATCCAGAAAACTCGTTGTCACTTCGGTTGTCGTAGACATCTCTGGTGCAGTAGGCGCTAACAGTACCTCTTCAGATTGCAGCACACAGCGGGACGGACAGCACCCATCGCACTTCACTGTGAGATCCCTCATGACCATCGTATGATCACATTGTGGACATTCGAGCAAATGGGTTCCGGCACTTTCAACCGGAATGCTTTTATTTTTTGTTTGTTGAGTACACTCTCCAGCTTGGTTTTTTGTAGTTTTAGCAAGTCAATATAAAATGCAAGAGAGGACTTATTCTACATGCAAGTTCGCGTTTTCGTGGGCATCCCTAACCCTCACTCCTAAATAGGCGAACCCCCTGAAGGGTGGACTTACAACCAGTGCGCACACTCACACTTCTTCGAAACGCATAACATTAAATATGCAGATCGCACTGGAGGGGTAGACTAGTTCGGCAGCACGCTGCGCGGGTGCTCGTCCTCACACCCGATCTCGGCTCCTTCCACTCCCTTGGAAGCTGACCAAAATCGTTCTTTCAGTTGGTGCCACGTGGGGAAGCCCTTGAACTCAAGTTCCATCGTGAGACAGTGCTCCTTCGCAAGCGTCCATAGCCACTCACGTTCTGACTCGAACTTGGTCTTACCATGCCAGAACCACTCGTTGAGCGCTGATGACATCACACTCGCCATGTGTAGCTCTGGTGACTCATCTCCCGAAGGATTACAAATGGTGAGCATCTTGTGGATCGACGCTTCATCCAACGGCGCTACCACGGCCCCCACGTCCTCGTCCCATCGCCAAGACCGTTTGAGATACGATATCTCCTTGATGTGGATGAACGGCCGAGAGTGACTCTCCTTGTCTGCCATCGTGTACTCTACACCGATGTTGGCCATGGCTGTTTGAATTGCTGTGTGATTGAACCAATCAGCATCACGGGAGACGCCCATGGTGTTATCATCGCCGTACGTCAAGAGCCTCACGAACTCCTTGAAACGACGCGCCTTGGCATAGACGGTTCCTTCGAAAGGGCACAGTTCGACGAAGGCGTACCGCATGTACAAAGCGTTCGCAATGCAGTTGATGATGACGGTCAACGGGTGCCCCGAAGGGTTCGATCCAAAGAACTCCACAAGATCACCATCGAAGTTGACGAAGGCGTATGCTGTGTCTTCGGCAATGCAATCAACAACACCCAGTTGATCGACTTCCCAGCCTGCGCGCTCACACAGATTGCGCAAGACTCGGAACGAAAGCAGAATGATGAGTGCCTCCATCTTCTTGTCAAACTTGCCGTAGTCTCCAGCCACCATGCGATCAAACCCGAAGTGGGTGAGGAACTTGTAGTAACTCTGCCACTCCAGTGACTGCACTGTGCATCCAGGCGATGCTTCGAAGACAAAGGGGTTCTCCTGCATCAGTTTGACCACGGGCAAAAGAAACTGTCTCACCACAAAACTCCAATCAGCCGGAGCCGCCGTGAAAACTCTCACTTTGCCTTCTGCGACCTTCTTTGTAGCTCGTGGTTCGTCCTTCAACTTGCCGCTAAAGACAGGACACGCACGCTGCCCCTTAGCGTATGCGTCCTTGATCCTTTCTATACGTGCAACGACCTCCTCGCGGAATCGCATGTCTCCCTCCACACCAGTGAGAAAGGCCTTCTTCGTCTTGTTGTACGGCTCTCCCATCGAAGACTTGAAGTTCATTTTGTCTATGAACCGCACACCAGGAATCCCGTTGATAGTGGCTTTGTCGGAGAGTGGCTCCAACATCTCCAAAGCTCCAGGAGGGAGTGCATCGAGGACGTCATCAGTGTACGCTTGGGCAATCGCCTTCATGGTTGACCCACTCAACGAACCGTACTTCTTCTGAGTCGAGTCCACTAAAGCGTGGCGCCACGGTCGGTAGTCCCGCAGCTGTGGTGCTGCAAAATCCACGTTCCACCCACGTTCTTGCAGAATCTGTGGACCCAAGAGCGTTGGTCGCACCTTTGACCTCGACGTGATCATGGAGGCTGAATAGCTGCCGTACACGTTCAACGACCCGTCTTCAAGCCAACGAAGGGGCGACTTCTGTCGGAGATCAACCAAGAGCTTCGGACGGCTTTCAGCACCAATGACAGGCGCAGAACATTGGACGACCGGCATGTCAAAATGGGCAAGTGCAGTCTCCACGACCTCCGTATCAATCTCTGTTGCCCACACCGACCCATGGATGTTGCCCAACGTGTGAATGCCGACGATGGCTGTGACCGGCTGATGAACGAACAGCGGGGATCCACAATCACCAACAACTGTGGCCTCATCAGTCCACCCAGTCCATGTACTCAACGTCGTGTTTAGTTCAGGGACCTCCTTGTTGTCTTGTACAGTGCACTTGACTCTGCGAATCTTGGTGTCGATACCCTTGGTGCGAGTCACATACGTTGCAGTGTATGCACCGCGCAGCGTGGGGGCACGAATCAGTTTCCTCAAATCTCTTTTCGTCTCCCAACTGTGCACTTCAAAGAAGGCCAGATCACGCTCCGGAATTCGTAGGATATCAACCTGACGCAGTTTGAACACGACGTTTGATGAAGCACCTTGCACATGTGGCATCACTGACAGCGTGATCTCCAAATCATCCTCTGTGAACAAGGTGTGGTTGTTTGTCATCCACAGGTGTCCGCACGGGCTGAAGGTGTTGCCCTCACGAGCCTTAACTCCGTTAGACACCTTAATGCGCGCAGTGTTGCGTTCGATCACCTTCACAATCTGATCGTGAGTCAAGCTAGCAAACGATGCGCTCATCTCTGATCTGTCAATCGTTGACGTTTGGTAATCGTCGCGCTTCCACACGTTCAACCGCTCAGTCTTCTCGAAGTGCTCATCAGCCACTGATTGGCGCAGGCCTTGAACTTCGGGTATCTTCTTGGCAGTCACCGACCTGTACAGTCCGTAGGTGGTGATCATGGCAGTAGCTGCTACCAGTCCACCCACAACTGCCTTCCAACGTCGGTTCATGTAGCACGACTGAAAAGCGTCTGCCAACCATGTGTAGTACTCGCTGCGTTCTGAAGTGTACCATCGGAAGCCATACAACAAAGCCTTACGTGGAAGTGACCACTCCATCACAGAGCCCGTGATCCGCCGAACAAGTTGGGAACGCACGTAGGCACGGAGGTACATGTCAGCGAACCAGTGAATGGCGCGCATGCACCGACATGTGTTTCTACGTCCTTGAATGCGCAAAATCTCGCCAAGCACATCAGCCATGTCTGCGTCCGAACTCTGCACCACAACCTTAGCGTTCTGCACCACCATCACAGGAGCAACCGAACGCCGCAAGACAACATCGTCACGACTAACTGTTGTCTTCATGATGTAGTTGTGCTCACCGTCTGAGTGCGGCTCAAACTCGTAGAACCACGTCTGGCCGTCTGCCTCCACAATCCGGGAGAACTTCTCTCCAATGGTGTGTCCCTGCGAAATTTGGTACTCCCGAGTCTGCAGACCATAGTCGCGGACAAGTCCACACACGCACTTGTGCTCAAGTTGATAGCACACCCGACACAGCTTGAAGTCCTGCATGGCGAGAATTCCAGCGCCCGCGCGAGCCTGAATACTCTCGAACTGGCGCATAGCATCGCCCAACCATTCGAAGAAGCGATCAGTCTCGGCAAAGGTACGCACCTCCTCATATGTTGCTTGCGAATCACTCGAGGCAACCACGCGCTCAACACGGATGTTCCAAAAGTTTGGCCAGCTATCGAGGATTGGGGGGAGCTTCGATGGGTCAATCATCTCGGGGTCATCATCGCGCGCGTAGCACCCTTTCGGTGAAACCACCAACACGAATGGAAATCTGCGCTGCACTGCAATCGGACAGGCAAAATACGCATGCGCGTTGAGGTGTCGGGTGTTGGTTGTCGCAACCACCATCTTGGCTCGCAATGGATTGCGTCCCTTGTCCTCCAAGCTCGCCTGGTTGGGGACCAAGGGCACATCGTTCATGATCTGGATCACTTCAGTCAAGGAGTTGTCCACCACCTTACTGTTCGGATCTCCGAATGCGATGTCATCGAGGAGCAAGAACCACTTCATCGAATCCCATCCAGACCAAAAATCGTCACACGTGTTGCGCGTGTACCGGTACTCATCAGTGGTGGGAAGATCCCAAAACTTGCCAGCGAACTGGTAAAGCATGCTTGTGAACGTTGACTTACCGACGCATGTTTTTCCATACACCAGTAACCCAAAGGGAGGTCGACGAGACTTCTGCGCTTCACGGAAGGTGGACAATTCGGCCTGCATCATCAACATTTCGTTCAGGAGCTTCTTGATGCCCATGATCTCCATGCCAGAGGTTTTGTTGCCGAACTTCAAAATGGCTTTGCCTTCATCGACGCACTGCTTCAAATCACCCACAAACTGGTGGTAGCTCGTCCCCTGCGCCTCCAGATCGCCACGAAACTGGAACTCACGCTTAACCTTCAGGCAGGCGTCAAACCACTTCGCAAATGACTGGGGACCATGAATGAACGACTCCCATTTCCCGGTCTTCTGAAACATGAGTGCGCGTTGGATAAACATCGCCACCGTGTCAAGAATCGTCACCATGAAGTTGACACCAAGGAGCGGAGAGGCCAACTCCTTCTTGCAAATGTGTGCCGTCTTCTCGTCAATCTTGACGCCGACCAATGCAAA